CGTCTGGACATCGCTAACAACCGAGTCCAGTTCACACCTGATGACATCATCGCCACGATCGTGGGCGCGGACCCCAACCTCACTGGCGGCGACGGAGAAGACGACGCGGACTTCGGCATCGTGGTGGTGGCCCGGACAAAGGATGATCATCTATACGTCCTGGAGGATGCCTCGGTCCATGAGACCGGTCGAACGGCTGCCCTGGCCTGCTGGCGCACCATGGCCCGATGGGGGGCCGACACCCTGGTGTATGAGGAGAACCTCGGCAAGCGGTATCTGGAGGAGGTCCTCCGGGACGCCTACCAAGAGTGCGTGAAACAGGGGATGTTCCCGCAATACTCCAGCCCGTCCATGGCCAAGGTCCACGCCAAGCATGGCAAGCGGACCAGAGCCGAGCCGGTGGCGATGCGTAACCAGCAGGGACGCCTTCACGTGGTCGGCAAGTTCGACAAGCTGGAAGACCAGATGGTCCTCTTCGATCCTGAGTCGACCCGCGAATCACCGGACCGGATGGACGCCATGGTCCACGCCTGCCTGAAGCTCATGGAGGGCGAAAAGCGCGCCATGAGAGTGGCTGACCCAGGCAAGTATCAGCTTGATCTGAACACTGAGTTCTATGACCTGGGCCAGTTCATGCCTCATTAAGAATGGGATCGGTCGGCGTGGATCAGGTTCGTCGGGCAGGGGCGTAGCGGGATGGCACGTCGGAGCGAGGGGGAGAGGGCAGAGTAGTCGGTCCGGTCTGTCGCGTCGGGAGCTGGGAAGTACGGTCGGGGTCTTTCCTGTATCGTAGCCCACCCACCCCTGGGTTTCTGTAATGTGCCAGCATCTACCCCTTGCGCGATCTTTCCGTTTAGAGTAGAAGCGTGTTACTGCTGATGCTCGTCGTAGCCGCGTTGGCGGTGACCCGTTTGGCGCGTCTTGTGGCGGATGATGTCATCATGCTGCCGTTTCGTCGAGCCATTGTTCGGCGCTTCGGCGAGGAAGCTTTCATCACCAAACTGGTTCACTGCGCCCCCTGGTGTATGAGTATGTGGTTCGGCCTCATCATGCCTGTCGCAGTTCTTTGGCCTAATCGTTGGGTGTTGGCTGTCCTGTCAGTCCCAGCCGGATCCATGGTGGCTGCCATCATTCTTACCGTTGTTGACAAGGAGTAGGAATGGCGTTCAGCCGTCGCCGAACTGCTCTGGCCGCACCGGAGCCGGAGGGACACCCCTCCAGCCTTGTCGCCTCTGCTGCCCGAATCCGTAACGTTGACGGGCAGGGATGGCGCACTTACAAGTTCGGCGACGACTCCTGGCAACAGGAGGCTTGGCGACTGTACGACATCATCGGAGAACTGAGATTCACCGCCAACTGGGTGGGGTCAGCCTGTTCCCGGGTTCGTATCTATGTTGCCGACGTCGATGACAATGGCCGGGTTCAGCAGGAGACGAAGAAGAAAAAGGTTGCCGGCCTGGCTGATAGTCTCTTCGGCTCTCCGCCAGCCAAGGCTGAGGCGCTCCGGATGCTGGGCATCAACCTGTTCATTGCCGGGGAAAGCTACATCGTGGGGAAGGGCGCAGAGACCGCGGCCTCCGATGAGTGGTATGTGGTCTCCTGTTCCGAGCTGAAGAGATGGAATGGCACCGTCAACGTTCTTAATCCAGACGGGACCAAAGATCCTCTTGATTTGGACAAGGACATCGTCATACGGGTCTGGACACCGCATCCTCGACGCAGTCTCTGGGCAGATTCGCCCACCAGGGCGGCTATGCCGATGCTGTGGGAGATTGAACGCCTTACCCGCTACGTGTTCGCTCAGATTGACTCTCGACTGGTCTCCGCTGGGATGCTCCCCATCCCCAAAGAGGTTTCATTCCCGGACATGGATCCCGAGGTTCCCGGCGCCGAGGGTCTCGCCCAGCTGATGATGCGGGCCGGCTCCATGTCCCTCAAAGGCGAGGGGACGGCCGCCGGGGTTTTCCCCACGGTGGTGGAGATGCCGATGGAGGCTCTCGGCAAGATCGAGCTGATTCAATTTGCATCGGAACTGTCGAAACAGGCCCTGGATCTACGAGCGGAGGCGATCCGCCGGTTCGCATTGGCCGTGGACGTGGCACCAGAGATTCTGACTGGCACCGGAGACAGCAACCACTGGTCTGCCTGGCATGTGGAGGAATCCAACGTCAAGGTCCACATTGAACCGGTGATCACCCGGATCTGTGATGCGCTCACCCGCGCCTATCTGGTCCCAGCCCTGAAGGCGATCAAAGAAGACGCCAGCAAGTACGTCTTCTGGTACGACACGGCACCGCTCACTGTCCGACCCCAGCGCCTCACTGACACCTTGAACCTTTACAAGGAAGGAGTCGTCGGGGCCAGTGCCGTCCTCCTCGCCGGAGACTACAAGATCACTGACGCCATGACTCCCGAGGAAGACATCAAACTGTTTGTGCGTCAGCTTATGGAACGAGACCCCAACCTGTTCCAGATCCACGCTGTCCGCAAAGCTGCCGGTATCACGGATGAGGTCCTCCCACCGAGCGAAGTAACCGCTCCGCCTCAGCCCGGGATGCCGGGAGTCGGTCCGCCACCGCCACCGGCGCCACCCACCGGAATCGTGCCCACCGGACCTGAGCCGCTTCCAGTCAATTCCACCGCTCAGAATGCGTTGGGTGGTCCCGGGGAAAACCAGTCCTCCAACCCCAGCGCCGGCCTCACGGCTTCCACGTATCAGGAGTACGTTCCCCCTTCGGTCAGGAACCTCAACACATTCGTGATCTCAAATGCCACAGTCCTCCGTGCTATGGAGGTGGCCGGGAAGAGGTTGCTGGGGCGAGAAAAGCGTGAACGTTGGCCGGGAGTACCCGCCCACGAGCTACACACCATGATCAAAGTCGGTGGCGAAGACCGCGCCCGCGAACTCCTCGCCGGTGCATGGGACCACTTGGCCATGTTGGCGGAGGGAGTGGATCCAACCCTTGACACCGGTTCCCTGAAACAGTCTCTGGACCATTACTGTGTCCAGCTCCTGGTGAGTGAACAGTCCCATCACCACAACAAGCTGGGGGAGTTTCTCCGCGATCGAGGATTCCTCCATGGCGGATCGTAATGCGGATGAGAACCGTGTCTTCGGAGTGGTATTTGGCGCCATGAAGAAGTTCATTGACGCCGCTCGGGACAAGGTGATGGCCCCGTTTCGAAGCTGGGGCGGCAACCCTGACCCCACCGGGGTGTACCAGGTTCAGAACATCTGGACCGATGAGATTGACACCATCCTCACCACCCTTGGTCAGATCGCCCTGGGTGCCTGGAGCGAGGCCGCTGATGTTCCCCCGGTGTCACGGCACGCATTCGTCATGTCCCAGCTAGCCCAGACTCAGAACTTCCTCGTCGGAATCCCGGACGAGGTATACAACATCGTATTTGCGGAGTTGACGGATGGAATCAACGCAGGAGAAACGATTGACCAGCTCGCGCGACGAGTTGACGGAGTCTTGGAGACAGGCGGCTCAGAGCGTTGGAAGAATCGCGCAAGAAATATCGCAGTTACAGAGACAACTCGCGCTTATGGAGCTGGCACTCTCGCGGCTGGTTTGGAGCAATCCAGAGTTACGGGTCGACTGCTGCGCAAGCGATGGGACACCGAGCATGACACTCGTGTCCGGGCAAGTCATCGAGCTGTCGACGGGACGGTCACCGACCTGAGTCAGCCGTTCAACGTCGGAGGCTTCCCACTTCTGTTTCCAGGTGATCCCATGGGACCTGCGGATGAAGTGTGTGGCTGCCGATGTGACCTGACGATTCTCAATGAGGGAGGACGCTGATGGTGGATCCGAACCCCGCCAGAGGGATGCCGCTCCAACTTCAGCGCTACTGGCTAGCTGGCAAGGGAGCCGTCAAGATCCGGTGGAACACCCCCGGTGACTTCCTCCGGTGTGTTCGCCTCCTCGCCAAGTACTTCCCTAAAGATCCGAAGGGACTCTGCAACATCCTCCACACCAAGGCCACCGGTGGTCCTCCCGGCCACGGGAGTCTGGAGAAGCCGCTCCACCATTCCCTGGTCGCGGCGGCCGAACTCATGGCCAAGCAGCCCAAGCTTGGCAAGGACCTATGGATGGCGAGGATTGCCCCCATTGGTGTCCCCACCGGAGAGCCTCGTCGGACCCGGGTGTTCGAGCCGGGGGCCTTCAGTCACCGTCCCCTACCCCTCCCATTCTCCTTCAGGGAGAAGTCGGGTCCGGGGCACGACGGTTCAGTGATGGTGGGCCGAGTCATGGGCATCACCTACGGTCCCGATCACACCGGGGCCGAATACGCCTGGGGATGGGGGGACTACTTCGATGAGGAGTATGTCCCGCAGGCACGCACTGCTAAGTACATTGCCGACCAGGGAGTCCTGGGGTGCAGTGTCGATCCCGGCGGCAAGGTGGTCGTGTCCATCAACCCGGCCAATGGCTGGGAGTACACCAGCCAGTATGTGATCGGTGGGGTCACCACGGTCTCCATCCCAGCCTTCACTGAGATGTCAGTTCTCAACTTCGATGAGAGTACTGACTGGTGGGCTGAAGACGATATGGACATGCCGGCTCCAGAAGAGGACTGCGGGTGTGGCGACCAGAAGCCGATGATGGCGGCCGCCGAGATCACCACCGATTACGCGCTCACCCAGCCGGACTGGCACTCACTGCCCCTGGCTCCCCGGGATGTGGTGTTTGACAACGACAATGCAGTGAAGAACATTGCCGCCTGGTCGGGTGGGGATGCCAGCAAGATGCGCCATGCCTTCATGTGGCAGGACGCCAGTCAGCCACCGGAGCAGACCACCTCCTATCGGCTGCCGCTAGGGGATGTGGTCAACGGTGAGCTGACCATGGTCTTCCACGCCATCTACGCAGCCGCTGCCCTGATCTCTGGTGCGCATGGAGGGTTGCCAGATGTGCCAGAGGAGGACAAGAACCATCTCCGTAACATGATCACCGATATCTACAAAGTCATGGCGCACGAGTATGGGGACAGCAGTCTCCGGGCGCCATGGGACCGTCCTGAAAACGAAGGGCAGCAGTTCGCTATGGCAAACAATCCACAGGAGCCCTACGGCGACGTGAAATACGCTGACCCGGGCTACCAACAGGACAAGAAGAAGCGCTACCCCCTGGACTCGGAGGAGCACTGCCGGGCGGCGTGGGACTACATCAACATGCCGAAGAATGCCTCCAAGTACAGCCCGGAGCACCTTAAGCTGATCAAGGGCCGGATCAAGGAGGCGCTGAAGAAGTATGGCGTCACCGTGAACGACAACAGTAATGAGGCATCGATGGAGTACTCACTGGATACCGGATTCCCGGTGGCTCCTCCGGTGAGCTGGTTCCAGAACCCCGACCTCTCTGCCCGGACTCCGTTGGTGGTGACCGACGAGGGTCAGGTCTACGGGCACCTGGCGGCGTGGAACGAATGCCATCGGGATGTCACCAACCGGGAGTGTGTCCTTGCCCCCCATTCGCAGATGGAGTATGCCCCCTTCCACTTGGGTTCCGTGCTCACCGACGAGGGGGAAACGATCAAGGTTGGCAAGATCGTTCAAGATACCCGGCATGCGGACGTCCGACTTGGATATGCCGCCGCCGCCATCCATTACGACAACACCGGCGACGAGGTGGCTGTTGTCCGTGCCGGAGAAGATGAACACGGCATCTGGGTGGCCGGTGCCATCGTCCCAGAGGCGGACACGAAGGCTGTGGCAAAGCTACGTCGCTCACCGATTTCTGGTGACTGGCGAGCGGTTAATGGACACCTGGAACTTACCGCCGCGCTGGCGGTTAACGTTCCCGCGTTCCCGGTGTACTCCCTAGAGGGCGAGGAGCAGCTTGCTCTGGTGGCTGCCGGTGTCGTGTATCCGGAGCCCGACGTTCCGGAGGGTTACCAGATGCCGTACTTCGGAGTCAACAGCACCGATCAGCCCATTGTGGACATGGATGTTCTCGCTGCCGGTGTCCTGGAGAAGATCAGAAACCGTGAGGAGCAGGAGCAGCGCGCCATCCGACTGCGGGAGCTGGAGGAGGATGACGAGATCTACACCATGCGGGAGCGTAAGGCTCGCCTCGCACGACTGATGGAGGACGCATGACCGCGCCCGTGCCCGTGGCACCGCAACCTGCTGCCGCACCGGCGCCAGTAGCACCGGCTCCGGCGGCCGCTCCAGCTCCAGTCGCTCCCGCTCCAGCGGCGGACACTCCCCCCGTCGCTGATGCCAATGCGGAACCTAGTCAGGAGCAGGAGCAACTGGCTCGGCAAATGAATGCTCGCTTCTCTGTGGTGAGGCTCCCTGATGGCACCAAGCCGGGTACCGCGCCAGCCCCCACGTCACAGGAGCCAGCGGCACCGGCTCCAGCGACCACTCCATCCGCACCAGTAGCACCGGCAGCGACGGGATAACACATGGCTGGCATCGGCGACAGCTGGGGAACTCGCGAGGAGATGCTCCACCCTCGTGGGAAGAATGGACGATTCGTCACCAAGCTGAAGACGCTCGCCAGCATCGTCGATGCCATTCAGAAGATCATGGGTGCGTTCCGTCCCCGGACCTTCCAGTCCGATGGACAAGCCGCTCAGTATGCGCACAACATCGCCAAGCCTTCCCGGTTCGGTGGTGGTACTGGTCTTCCACGCTTCAAGGCTGACTTCGACAACGTTCAGGAGGATCTTCGGGACGGCATCATCGATGAGCCGTCCACCAAACGTTACGTGGCCATGATGGATTCGTCCGCGGTGGACCTTCCAGATGACGTGATTCTGAGCCGGGTGGTAGGTCCGGACGCTTTTGGTCTGACGCCCGACCAGATGGATGCCGACACGGGTGGGATCCGGGATCTTCAAGGCAGCCTGATCGCAGACCGCGGCTACGCGCCCACCACCATTGGTACGCCGCATCCACCACCGGCTGGACGCGGAAACGTCACCATGGTTATGGCGGTACCCAAGGGAACCAGGGCCATTCCCGTGGGCGATGGCCCCAACGACCGGGAAATCATCCTGGACCGTAACCAGGAGTTCCAGGTCACCAAGGTCACGCCGGATGGTCGCGGTGGCTTCTACATGTACGCGGTGGCCACTCCCCGCACGCCGGGGGAAACACCCACGCCCACTGCCGGTCACGTGGGACCAGGGCGTCCCCAGAATCGTGAAGCCGCCATCAAGGCTCGGGCTGAGACGGCACGTAAGAGGCTTGGAGTAACTCCCGACCTGACTCGGCAGGAGCAGCAACAGCCCCTGGCCCCCGGTGGCATGGTTCCGCAGGCGCCACCGGCCGGTACGCCGGAGG